TAATGGTTTGGTAAGCTCTGGCAAGTTGCGTGGTTTTGATATGTACAAGACCAACAACATTGCGGCGACTTCTAACGCGGCTGGTAAGTGTATTGCTGGACACATCTCATCCACCTGTACTGCACAGACCATCGTGAATACAGAAGTGATTCGTGATCCATCAAGTTTTGGTGATATTGTACGCGGCCTCCATGTATATGGTGCTAAAGTACTCCGTCCAGAAGCCCTCGTTTCGGCTTTCTACGGTATCGACTAAAAACAATAGGGGGATGAAATACTCCCCCTTTTATTTTCTGGAGATAAGTAATGCCACAGATTGGAAGTGAAAAAAATCCTATTAGGATGAGTCCCACAAAGAAAATAAAAATAAGTGGACAATATTTAAAAAACGAAGACCGCAAAAGATACGAAGATAATTATGATCGTATTTTTGGTAAGAAGGAGAAGGCAGTATGATGATGAGGAAAAAAAAGAAAGAAGCATACAGCTATGGTGGTAAAGCTCGTTCTCCATATATGATGGGCGGTTATCGCATGGAAAAAGCTGAAGGCGGTAAAGTCTACAACAATATTCGTGATATGGAAAAGGCTTGTATGGGTATGGATTATAACGAGTCTATGCGTCAAAAATGAAAGTTTCTGCGCCTAAAGGCTACCACTGGATGAAGAGTGGAGCTAGTTACAAACTAATGAAAGACCCAAAAGACGGCTTCAAGCGCCACAAAGGTGCCAGTAAGTCAGCCAACTTTGAAATACAAAAGGTTCATAAAAAATAATGGCGACTACATACCTACAGCTTACTAACGAACTGCTCAGAGAAATGAACGAGGTTGTCCTAACTTCAAGTAATTTTTCTTCTGCTATTGGAATACAGGCACACGTAAAGGACTGTGTTAATCGTGCATACCTTGACATTGTTCTTGAAGAACCTCAGTGGCCTTTTCTTTCTGTAGGTGAAAGCGGTGCTACAGATCCGCTGTACGGTAATGTAACTGTCGAAACAGTTGCCAATCAACGCTGGTATGAGCTTAAAGCTTCTAGTTCATCTTTAGTAGATGACTATGGCTATGTAAATTGGGATGACTTTTACATGACTACAATAGGCGTATCAGGCGAAACAGCCCCCTACGTTAGTCAAAACCTAAAGTTTATAACCTTAGAAGAATGGAAAGACTATTATCGTGCTAAAGAAAATGCTGATGATGCTGAGAATGCTAATGGTGGTGAACCTCGCAGAGTATTTCGTAGTAGCGATGGACGTAATTTTGGATTGAGTCCGATACCCGACAAAGTATACCGTATTCATTTTTTTGCGTTCAATCAACCTACAGAGCTATCAGCCCATAGTGATGTAATTGTTTTTCCAGATGTATATAAAACAGTATTGCTTTCTAGAGCCAGATACTACGTACATCAGTTCAAAGAAAACATTCAGCCAGCCGCATTAGCCTTAGAAGAATATCGTAGAGGCTTACGACTTATGAAGAACGCTCTAATGTTCCCAGCACCTAAGTACATCAAAGATGATCGTATGAGGCTTGTCTAATGTCTCAGGCTTTTGGTTTTTCATGTAAAGGCGGTCTAAATACAAACCTAAACTCTATTGAGATTTTAGGTAACCCCGGATTTGCAAAGGTACTAGAAAACTTTGAAGTAGATCCAGACGGAGGCTACAGACGCATAAATGGTTTTACAGCCTATGGTACTGCTCGTCCAAACAGCTCTAATGCTGTGTTGGGTATTCAGCCTTATGCTGATGGGGTTGTTGTGTGTTCTGGCACAGATATTTTTTTTAGTAATGATGGCGATTCGTGGCTACAAATAAATAGAAGTGCAGTTTCAAACAGCGGTGATAATTATACAGCTTTTACAGGCCGATCAACTTTAACACGCACAGATCAAGGCCAATGTCAGTTTGCATTGATTGAAGGCGCGGCATTTAATTATGGTCAGATTGTAATTGCAGACGGTGCAAATAAATTATATATTTTTCGGATGGAAGGTACGGGACTTTTAAACACTCGTACATTTTTTGCAGAAGAAGTAGCTGTGGATGGCACAAATGCTGTCAAATATATTACAGTCCACGATCATCATCTTATTGCTTCTGGTGTAGAAAATAATTTAAATACTGTTTATTACAGTGTCTACAACGATGCTACAGACTTTGGCGGTAGTGGTGCAGGCGCTGTAGCAATTTCAGATCAAATACAAGGGATTAAAGGCTTCCGTGAAAACTTAATTGTGTTTACTCAAAACAGTATTCACAAGCTTATAAATATTAATGATTCTCAAAATGTTCGTATAGATCCTATCACAGAAAACGTAGGTTGTCTAGACGGATATAGTATTCAAGAATTTGGAGGTGATCTAGTATTCTTAGCCCCTGATGGTATTCGTACTGTTGCGGGTACAGCAAGAATTGGTGACGTAGAGTTAAGCTCTATTTCAAGACAGATTCAAGAAATCGTAACTGCCTTAACTACATCTACAAGCTCTTTTATTATTACAAGTGATGTACTGCGATCTAAATCACAATACAGGTTATTTTATTCTACTATTGCTCAAGATCCCAGTGAAGCCAAAGGAATCATTGGAACCTTTACAGGTCAAGGTTTTGAATGGTCTGAAACAAAAGGCATTCAGGCTTTAGGTTTTGCATCAGGCTTTAACAGCAACGGTGTAGAAGTTGCTTTTCACGGAGACAAAGACGGTTATATTTATAATCACGATACAGGCGATTCTTTTTTAAATGGTGGTAGTGAAACAAATATTTTTGCAACTTATCAAACGCCAGATATTGATTGTGGTGATATAGGCACACGAAAAACTTTAAAATATGTGCGAACTTCTTTTTCGCCCGAAGGCAACTTGCAACCAATTTTAAGGTTGCGGTATGACTATCAAGACGTAGATATACCACAACCTTCAGATTATACGCTTTCTGATATTCCACTTCCTGCTATTTTTGGAAACTCTCTTTTTGGCACAGCAACTTTTGGAGCTAGTGCTGATCCTATGTTTAGACAACCAGTAGAGGGCAGTGGACATACCGTAAGCTTTAGAATTAGGTCAGATGACACTAGAAGCCCTTATGCAATTAATGGTTTCTACATAGATTATATGCCATCAGGTAGGAGATAATAATGGCCCAAAGTTATATACGACAAAGTACATTTGCAGATGGCGATACAATTACTGCCGCGTTATTTAACGACGAGTACAATCAACTTCTAAACGCTTTTGCATATTCAAATACTTCTGATGCTTCTACGGGCCACAGACATGATGGCACAGCGGGAGAAGGCGGTAATATCCATACGATTGGTGACTTAGATTTTAATAATAAAATTGTAGTCGATAGCACAAATAATCGTTGGGGCTTTTATGTAGAAGTCTCTAGTGCCGCAGTAGAACAGATTCGCATCCAAGACGGCGCTATTGTTCCTGTAACAGATAGCGATATAGATCTTGGAACATCTTCACTGTACTGGAAAGATGCTTACATTGATTCAGTTACCACTACCGGCAACATTGCTATCGGTGGTAACCTTACAGTAACTGGCAACGCAACCATCTCAGGTAACCTTACATTTGGTGATGCCGACACAGATAGCATTACGCTTACAGCAGATGTAGCCTCTAGTATAACTCCAGATACTGATGATACTTACGATCTTGGAAGTGCTTCAAAAGAATGGCGTAATCTTTATATTGATGGTACTGCAAACATTGATAGTCTTGTTGCAGATACAGCAGACATTAATGCAGGTTCTATAGACAACACAACGATTGGAGCTACTACAGCTTCTACAGGTAATTTTTCTACGCTGTCTATTAATGGCACAGCAATTACTGCTACAGCCGCCGAACTAAATATTCTTGACGGCGTTACAGCTACAGCAACTGAAATAAATATTATAGACGGTGATACAGCCGCTACAGCTACAACGCTTGCTGATGCTGATCGTGTTGTTGTAAATGATGCAGGCACAATGAAACAAGTAGCACTTACAGACTTTGAAACATATTTTGAAACTTCTTTAGATACTCTTTCTAATGTTACAACTGTTGGGGCTTTAAACGCTGGATCTATTACTTCTGGTTTTGGAGCTATTGATAATGGCTCAAGTAATATTACAACTACAGGTACTGTTTCGTTCGGAAGTCTTACAGACGGTGCGATTACAATTACGGCCTTTGTCGATGAAGACAATATGGCCTCTGATAGTGCATCACTTGTACCAACTCAACAGTCTGTTAAAGCTTATGTAGATACTCAACTTGGTGGATTGTCTTCTAGTCTTTCAGGACTTTCAGATACTAACATTACAACACCCGCTGATGGCGCATTGTTGTTTTACGATACTGGTACGTCCACTTGGATTGACAACGTAGTATCAGGCGACATAACGATTGCTGACACAGGGGTAGCCGCTATTGGCGCTGGGGTAATTGTTAACGCAGATGTTAATGCTAGCGCCGCTATAAGCGTTTCTAAGACTGCTTTAGTAGATGGCACTGGTCTTACCCTTACTGGCGATACTTTGTCTGTAGACTCCTCTCAAACGCAAATAACAGCAGTAGGTACGATTGCTACAGGTACTTGGCAAGGTACAGCAATTGCAGATGCTTATGTTGCTGACAACTTGACTATTTCTGGTGGCACTTTAGACAACAGTGTTATTGGTGGTACAACAGCGGCGGCTGGTACGTTTACGGATCTAACAGCATCAGGCACATTGACCCTTGGTGGTACAGCGGTAACGTCTACAGCCGCAGAGTTAAACATCTTAGACGGCGTAACTGCTACAGCGGCTGAATTAAATATTCTTGATGGGGTAACCGCAACAACAGCAGAATTAAATTACGTTGATGGAGTAACATCTAACATTCAAACTCAGCTTGATTCAAAAGCTGGTACAGGTAAAGCCATTGCGATGGCTATTGTTTTCGGATAGAGGAATAAAATATGGCCGCGCCAAACATTGTTAATGTAGCTACAATTACAGCTAAAACAGGATATCTTGCATTGTCTACCACAAGCGCAACCGAGCTTGTCAGCAACGCCGCCTCCAGCGGAAAGGTATTCAAGATCAACATGATCCAAGTGGCTAACATCGATGGCGCTAACGCTTGCGACGTGACCGTGGATTATCACACTGCGGCGGCGGCTGGGGGAACGGCATACTCGCTGGTTTCTACCGTGTCCGTTCCAGCAGATGCGGCTTTGGTTGTGCTGGACAAAAACACCGCGATGTATCTTGAAGAAGACCGCTCCATCTCGGTCACGGCTGGCACTGCCAACGATCTTGAAGTTCTCGTTAGCTACGAAGAAATCAGCTAATAGGAGCCTTTTATGGCTACAAATGACGGCGGTTTTATTGGTCAGGACGGACTAAACGCTCCAGACTCGCCTACTGGCGTGTCAGCCACGGCGGGCAATGAGCAAGCGACCATATCGTTTACTGCGCCTTCTGATGTCGGCGGGTCGGCTATTACCGGCTATCGCGCCCAATCTAATGATGGGATTGGCGGATCAGGATCATCTTCTCCCGTAACAGTCACGGGTCTGACGAATGGCACTAGCTACACGTTTAACGTCTGGGCGATCAATGCGTTTGGTTACTCCTCTCCCAGTGATGCGAGTGGTAGTGTGACTCCTGTAGAACCGGGTATTGCACTATTTATGGCTGGGGACAGATCTGCAATAGATTATTTACTCTTGGATTCTGGTGGAAACTCAACCGACTTTGGCGATCTAACAAATACATTTTCAC